AGTGGATCAGGAGTTACATAAAAGGTTTGCGCGGGACCAGGAGAAGGTTCTTGACCACGAGTGCCTTCCTCCATCTCATACTCGTAGCTTCCCGGCGAGTACGGGTTGTAGAAGTTGCCATCTGCATCGTAAGCCATTACTGACCTCCTGCCAGAGCGCCCATAGTCGCAAGCGCGGCCAAGGTCATGTAATTAACCTGCTCCGGTAACTCTTTCTCTGTGAGGATCTGTGCGCCTAACAACTGTTCACGCAGGAGTGCATACAGGCTCTGGTCCTGTATCGCTTCCTGTGCCATCTGCCCTACAGACGCCATAGTCCTGGCATCGAGTCCATACTGCTGCATGAACTGCTGGGTTGCGGCCTGTGCTTGTTCCAGTTGTGGGTCCATTACAGTCCTAATACCTTGACAATCTGTTCATGGATGCTCAAATGTACCCCTATCCAATCATAGAAGTCATCTTCTACCTGCCAGTCTGCGTTTATCAACTGAAAAGGATTGTCTAGGTTCAGTTGACTTGCCAGTCTTTCATGCTCTTGGTTGTGAACAAACAACCAGTCATCTAGGTTATCCGGATCTGCGTCTATTAGGGGATACTGCGGTATCAGGATGCCCTTGTCAGCCAACTGCTCGTAGAACAACTTGTGCTGCACACCGTTCTCAAACAGCATTCTTCCTAGGCCGTCTACGTCTCCAAACTCAACGTAAGAAAGCTCATCCATATTCATTGTTTGTCTCTCATCTTGTTGATGATTTCAAACGCAGACTTAACTTTTTCTTCAAGCACAGCAACTCTCAAATCTAGTTTCGACAACACAATTATGAGCGTAACCAGACCCAGTAGAATAGGCCATGCTTTTAGGAAAAGTTCAGCTATTTCCATTACTTCCTGGCCATGCGATCTTCAATAATGCTGATATGCTTTTGATTGTCGTGAATCATGTCACGATTTCGTTGTATTTCTTTCTCAAGTTCTTGCCGCAATTTTTCCCGCGCAAGTTCAGCCCCAGAGTTAACGGCTTGCTTGTTGTCAGATGTAACAACAAGGGAGATCTTGGCGTTAAGCACAGTAACTTCATGCGTGAGTTTGTCCAACGCACTCATCAGGTAGACAACGCAAGTAAAAAGAATAGGAAGCACCGCAAACGCGGTCTTCTCAATAAGTTGAGACTTGGCTTCTAGTTTCTCAGTCATAGCCCTAACAACTTTTTGACAAAGTCTGCTGCAACACCCGGACCAAACAACACCGCTACCATTACTGCGTAGAGAAGGTACTCAATCTTGGTCATCCGCTTGTCGCCTGCGGATAACGAATCAGAAATCTTTCCGTATCTTTCCGAACATATCGCTTCGTGCACGGCTAGTTTGGTCTCAGTAGCGTCTGACATCTAGTCACCATCATTAAAGGGGTAGTGCATCAACTTGACCAGGATGCTTGGGCCAAGTGATCTTGAACGGATCTGCCTGAGTTGTGATGTCACGAAGAGCCTGTCGATACGTGGCCCATTTTACCTTGTCTACCGGGGAATCTTCCAACTGCGTCCAGTCCGTATCTTTGAGCATCTGGTTCCGCTGGCTACGAATGACATCCCACTGCGTGTCAATACGTGATTGAAGTTCTTCAGCAGTCAGCGGCTGAACCTCAACCAGACAGCACATCCCGTCGTACAGATGCGGGGCAGCGGATACCAACTTCTCTGTTGCGTGGTCGTAGGGTTTCCACACCGTGATGACATAGTAACCCTGTTCGGCAATCCAATCCAACGATGGGCCACGGTCGCCAAACGATGTATTCGGAAACCACTCTGTGTGGTCTTTTATGATTAGATCTTGATTAGCGAGTTGCATGATTACCTCGTTGGGAATGCTGCTGTTGGCCTTGTGATGGTTCGTGAGGATTTGGTTATCCGAACGTCCTGCAAGTATCCATTTAGGGGCGTCGCTCCTGTTCTGCTTGCGCCAACGTACAAAATGTTTGTTTGATTAAAATTGTCCGTTACAGCGCCGCCACTTGTTGCGTCTACCACTCCATTGAGATAGATTTTTAAATTCCCGGTCGCGCTGCCAGATCGAACAACAGCAAAATAGTACCAAGTTGTTGCGGCCAAAGACGTTGCGCCGGTCAAGTTGGATGAGGTGTAGCTAAACTGAAGTTTGTTGCCAGAAGTGACGTTGACTGACCACCCAGTTGACGCCGCGCCTTTACTAATTATTCCGTAAGCAACTCCAGTTGCCGACAGGTAAACCCATCCGTCAATCGTAAAGTCGCCCGTACCAAGCTGAAGTTGCTGCCCATCAATGGCCGTTAGCCAATCCCCAGTCCCATCAAACTTCATGCTCGTTGGCGACCACTTGGATTGCGTGGTTGACGCCTGCGCGTCCCCTACCGTGATCACATTGTTTTGCACCGCTGCGTCGTAGATCCCCGCGTTGGTGAAGTTTGTCAGCAAACTGGTGTTAGTGATTGCCGTGACTGGCGCAGTTGGTGGCGTGAAGTTGGCGGTGTAGACGGCTGTGCCTTTGACGATACGAAGATTAGAAAGATAACCATTCAAACGCTCATTATTGCTGACTGACGTTGCTATCCTGCAAGAGTTATCCGTCCAGTTTGTTGAGTTGGAAACTGAAGTTATTGAAACGCCGTCGAGATATACGCTTAAAGTCGTTGAATTTCTAACAAGAGCTAAGTGATACCATCTGTTTAATCCGATTCCAGCATTGAAATAAATAACACTTGTATTTGTGTATACTTGAACATATCCAGATGTCACTACACCAAAAAAAAACCCAGTTGTTGATATGTCAACGTTTCTTGTATCTATAAGGCATTGGGCGGAATTTGAACTGGTTAAATAAAAATAGGTTTCAATTGTAAAATTACCAGTGCCGAAAGCAAAAGCAGCATTGGTTGGAGCCGTCAAATAATCTCCGCTTCCATTAAAATATCCACTTCCTCCATACGCCGCAGCGGTGTACGAAGCAGTCGGTGAGAATGGCTGGAATGCTTGGACTCGGGGAGTGCCGACAATTGTGATTGTTTTTGCTGTTGTGGCTGTATTTGAGTCAATGAAACAGTTGCTATAACAAGCCAACAGCGTCTGATTAGTGGTGCTTACGCTCAACGGGGTTGTTGATGGGGTAAAACTTGAACTGTATTTGGCCGTCCCGTTTAAAACTGACAAATTTGAAATATAACCGGTAAATACATTTAAAGTAGAGCTGTATTGAGCTATTGCAAATGATCCAATTGTTCCGCTTCTATTTGTTAGAGTCGTTGTCCCGCTTAAAGTCTGTTGTACGCCGTTTACATAAAGAGAAATTGCATTTGAATTTACAGAAACTGCAACGTGAGTCCAAGCATTTAGCGGTATTGTTGAATTTCCGGTGCAGGTTTTTACAGCACCGTCGAACCATAAAACTTGCAAGGTATTGGCTGAAGTTGGGCCAAAAGAAAAATAATTGGTTGGCCCAGTTGCCTGCATATCGCCAATGAGCGATGGGATTGTCCCAACAAAAGTTGAAGTTGGAAAAATCCAACCTTCAATAGTAAAGGTTGAAGTGGTTGCTGATATTGGGGTAGAGCTTATGTTGGCGTAATTTCCGCTTCCACCAAAATAATTACTCCAATACCCATTAGGCCAATACGGAGTCAAAGAACCTTGCGCTGGGGTTCCAACTCGCGTAATTGTGAAGTTGTTTGTCGAAGAATCTAAAAACGTGTTGTTCTGCTGTCCATTGGTACTGGTTGTCTCAAGCAATAGCGGGACGTACGGAAACAACGTGTCTGTTGTTGGGGCAGAAACCGCCCGACCTGATTTAGATGCAGCAAACATTATGTGTAGTTTTGTCCGATTGTTACGCCATACCAGCTAGTGCTGTCTGAGAAAAACGAGTAGATGTCTTTCTTGCTCGCCTGAACCGTAATTGTCGGCGCATTTGCTGTAGGCCAAGATACCGTTGACCAAGTAACCGTGCGGCCTCCCGTTCCGTCCTGAGACAAGATAATAATAAAAGACTTTCCAGCGACCGCCGTTGGCATAGTAATTGTGGCATTACCTGTCAGAGTCAGATTTTGAACCGTTCCGTTTGCCAAATCAACAGTGATTGCCGTTCCCGTGTTGGCAGAATACAAAGTTTCAACGTAGTTGGTAACAGTTGGGTTAACCAACGATGCAGTCGTAATAATTGGACTTGTATTCATTACAACTGAAGTTGTGCCCGTAATCGGGTTGCTAACCAGTTGTTTCGTTGAACTGCTAAAGACTGCTTGAGATGCAGTAAGATTTGAAACAATAAGATTCGCAGAAGTCAGCGTACTTCCACTAAACGTGAGGTTTGCATCACCTGCAAACGCACCGGCATTGTTGTACTGAACTTGAGTTGTGCTGCCACCGGGCCTACCACCGCCACCAACATCAGCATTGCTAGTCC